GCAATAGAATATAGCGACCGTTGTTCACTGTCACTCCATGGATCTCTTCTTTTTGACGAGGATGATCTTCCAATACCACCACATCCTTTGGCATGAACACAGAGTTTAATTGATCTACCACATCGTGGGTGTATTTTAAAGTCCATCGTTTGGGATCCAGTATCAGCACCAGTGCGTCAGTTTTATCAAAATCAGTATTCTCAATATGCTGCCAGCAATTGCTGTCAGGTTCTGCTGAAGTCATGTGTATCATTCGCACTCGTCCTTGCAGTCGAGCTTGACGAGCATAAGGACATGCTGGCAATCCTGCAAACACAGGATGTTCCACCTCTACAAACTCTTTCATCCAGCGTGTGATGTATTCTGTGGCTTGCATGTTTTAAAAGAATGGTTGTCCGGTTTTCTTAGTGGTCTCTAGATTATCTTTCACAATGTCTGACACAATGGTTCTTTCACTGGCACTCATGTGCAGAGCTTCTTGGTAAGTCACTCCACCCCGCATGTACCAGCAGATTTTTAATAATTCGTGTTTGATACTTTTACCTTCGTTGTCGAGATCTTTCAAATATTTTATAATGTCAGATTCCGAGAGTGTGAGTAGTTTTATACGAAAAAATTTGCGTTATCAAAAGTGATCGGCACTTCGTATGTGGCAGGAGCACCTGCTTTAATTTGCTCTTCTGTGGCTTTGATTTTAACTGGCTTGATAGAACCTTGCTGTCTAATATCAGCTAATTTATTTTCTAATTCTTTAATTGTTTTTGCATCAGCATTTTGAATAAATTGTTTAATTTGTTCTTTATCATTAACTGATTCTCCAGACGGTAAAGTAATTTTTTCTATATTATTAATCAATAAACTCATGTTTAGTTCACTTAATATTCGAAAACTATCAGTGAATCTACGAGTTTTTTCTTCAGCAGTCATTTGACTCTGTGACACCTGTGTGTAAATTCTCTGTTGTTCAAATGTTTTTAATTGTGATTCTGTGATCTGTCGATAAGTCAGTGGTTTAACCTTTATTGTCAAGCCGTCTTGCAGAGTACATTGATCTGTGATTGTGTCTTTTCGTAATTGCTCCAACATCTGTGGTAGGTTAACTGTATGGTTAACAGACTCATTAGTACCAGGTGCTATAGAAGTTATGTCCATGGTTTCTCCGTAGCTCGCAATCCTGATAGCAATCAGCACAGTGTCAATATCGTAATTCACCAGTTGCCATGGGTCTAAAATAGTAGGAATACAACTTTTAATTACATCAACAGATGCTTGACCATTCATCATGCTGTCTGGCGTGCGGAATGCTAGTTCGTCAATAGCAGTCATGGGCAGCACCGGATGCTCTCCTGTGGTGGTTTTTTGTACCACATCAGCAGGATAATATCGTTCTCTGCTCGGCAACTGTATACTGATTTGTGGTTGTCTAAAGTAACGTTTTAAAGGGTTTGCGTTTTCTGTCATTTTTATATTCTATAAATATACACTATAATATGTGTGTCTGTCTATATTTATATGGGCACATTTTAGGGGTTTTTAAAGCATGGCTGACGACATTTTAGATGAAATACGGGATCTTTTAGATAAAGCTAAAACAGCCACATCTAAAAAAAGCACTGTAAGCAACAGCGATGTTAAAGGATTAGCAGAAGCATTATCCAAAGCAGCCTCATCATCGGAACTTAAACGTTTAAATCAAGTATACAAAGACCAAATTAAAACTTCACAACTGGACAAAAAAGCAAAAGAAGAAGCTGTTCGAGTGTTGGACGAGTTAACCAACGAGCAAGAAAAAGCCATCAAAGCCAGTAAAGAATTAAATGAAAAACTTTACCAATTAGCCAAAGGCACAGGACTCAACGTAGTACAATCACAGAGATTAGCCGATCAAGCAGTAGAAGCCAAAGAAGCAATGGGCGCACTTGGCAAAGCTATGTCTGCAGGTTCGGGCAAGATTGATGATTATACTGCTGCATTCAAAGGCAAGTTCGGTGGGTTTGGTGATATTATAGTTGGAATTGGATCTACATTTGAAGACAACATCAATACCTATAGAACATTGAGTTCTGTGGGAGCATCGTTCGGTCAAGATCTTGTTAAATTGAGAGAAACAGCAGCAGCAGCCGGTTTACCCATAGAAGATTTTACAAAATTAATAGCAAAGAATAGTCAAAGTCTAGCAGCTCTTTACGGTAGCACCACATTAGGAGCTCAATCATTTTCTAGACTGAGCAGAGAATTTAGACAAGGCACTATAGACTCATTAATACCGCTGGGATTCTCTGTTGATGAACTCAATGATGTTTTGTTAACTAACCTTGACATGCAACGAAGAACAGGACAGTTCGTTGAAGGTGCAGATCGTCAGCAGTTGGAATCATCTAGAGCATTTGCACTTGAGTTGGACCGAATGTCCAAACTAACAGGCAAACAGAGATCCGAATTAGCAAAACAAATCGAATCTCAAACAAAAAATGAAAGATTCTTAGCATTCTTAAACACCACCACAGATGAAACCAGACAGAGATTACAGACATTCGCTGGATCCGTAGAAAGTATATCACCAGCGCTGGCCGAAGGATTACAAGATCTTATAGCGAATGCAGGAAATCCGGTAACTCAAGCATCCAAAATGTTAATAATGAACATACCAGAAGCCAGCAGCGTGGTACGAGATTTAACTAACGGTACTATATCCAGCTCAGAAGCACTGTTGCGAATGAGAGATGCTGCACAACGAAGTAATCAATCGTTAGGAGCAGTAGCACAAACCGGTACTGTGGAATTTGCTAGACTTTATGGAGATGTTAACAAACTAGCCAAAGCAAAATTAAATGAGACTGCAGTCACTCAAGAGCAGGCAAAACGAGCAAGTGTGTTAACTCAACAATTGGCAGAATTTCAAGGAGCATCCAAAGAATTAAGTGCTAGTTTCCAATCGTTAGAAACTGGATTCTTTGCAGCCATGGGAGATAGTATAGGAGTAGGTATAGGAGGCATTAATTTAGGTATGAAAGCCTTAGCAACAGGAGTGAACAATATGAATAATGCCAGCAAGGCTCTATTGTATGCTGGTACAAAAATTGGCGGATTTGTGTTGGACAAAGCCACACAGGTAGGAGTGGTATTTACAGGTACATTGGGTGCATTGAAAGCTGCAGGCATGGGCACTGGTGGAGTAATGGGAAATATCAAAGACATGTGGGGCGCTGGAAAAGGAATGGCCGGAGATGCTGCCAAAACAACAAAAGGACAAAATTTAATTAAGGCTGGAAAATTTGGAGCAACAGGGCTAGGATTGGGCATGGCTTCGAGTTTAGTAAAATCAAACTTTGGCGATAACATTGTTAGCCAAGGATTAGATGTAGGAAATTATGCAATGATGGGAGCAACTATAGGTTCTATTATTCCAGGTCTTGGCACAGGACTTGGTGCAGCCATTGGTGCAGGATTAGGACTTATAAATCAGATGGGTGGATTGTCGGGTATTGCTGGCTCTAGAGCCACAGGTACACTGGGAGAAACTGGACTACCATTTGAAGCAAAAACTAGTATGTTGAAAGTGCATGCAGGCGAGAGAGTGCTAAATCCGCAAGAAACCAGTGAATATAACAAAGCTGCACCCGATGCTGGCCAAACTCAACACATGATGGAATATAACCAAACAGCCAAACAGCTATTAGAAGCTACCAAAGCTACCAATGCTCTATTAAATAAGCAAGTAGCAATAGCAATGGCAACAGAGAAGAATACCAAAAAAACATCCAAAGTGGTTGATAAAGTGGGTCCTTCTATAGTATAATGAGTAACAGAATATGAGCTGGAAAAAATATTTCAAAGAACCACAAGGATCACCGATAAGCGGAGATAAGGTACCCAATTTCGCAAAAAGAAATTATTCATCTTATCTACCTGATGTGTACACAGGTCACCCAAATAGAATACAGAGATACTTTCAATATGATCAAATGGACAACGATTCAGAGATCAATGCAGCTCTGGATATTCTTGCAGAATTTTGTACACAGAGCAATGATGAAAACGAAACACCATTTGATTTATTATTCAAAGACGATGTCACAGAGACTGAAGTTAAATTATTAAAGAAAGCTCTACAACAGTGGACGAAGAGCAATAGATTCAGCAGAAGACTGTTTCGTATTTTTAGAAACTGTTTAAAATACGGAGATTGTTTCTTTGTGAGAGATCCAGAAACCGACAAATGGTTGTACATGGATCCTGCAAAAATCGACAGAATCATTGTTAATGAATCTGAAGGCAAAGTACCAGAACAATATATTATTAGGGACATTAATCCTAATCTACAAAAATTATCTGCCACACAGATTGCACCAAATCAATTGTATGGTGGTACAGGCACAGGACCATATCAACAGAACTATGCGGGTGCAGGCACAGGATTAAACACCAGTTACCCAACTGGAGGTTCAGGCGGAAGATTCTACAGAACCATGAATCAGTATGCTATTAATGCTGAGCATGTGGTGCATATGAGTCTGTCAGATGGCATGGACAATCTATTCCCATTTGGTCAATCAGTGCTGGAACAGGTATTCAAAGTTTACAAACAAAAAGAATTATTAGAAGACGCAATCATCATCTATCGAGTACAGAGAGCACCAGAACGAAGAGTATTCTATATCGATGTGGGTAACATGCCAACACACTTGGCGATGCAATTCGTTGAGCGAGTTAAAAACGAGATTAATCAGAGAAGAATTCCAAGCACATCCGGCGGAATGAGTTATATCGACGCCACATATAACCCAATGAGTATCAACGAAGATTACTTCTTTCCTCAAACAGCAGAAGGCCGAGGATCTAAAGTGGACACACTGCCAGGTGGAACAAACCTTGGAGAGATCGACGATTTAAGATATTTCACTAACAAATTGTACAGAGGTTTAAGAATTCCCAGCTCATACTTGCCTACAGGTGCTGATGATGGAGCTCAACAATACAACGATGGTCGAGTGGGCACGGCATACATTCAAGAATTAAGATTCAACAAATATTGCGAAAGATTACAGAGTTTAATTGCTCCAGTGTTTGATGAAGAGTTTAAATTATGGATCAAAGACAAAGGTTACAGTATCGATAACAGCACATTTGAGATCAAATTCAATCCACCACAAAACTTTGCACAATACAGACAGACAGAAATGGATCAAAGTCGAGTGGGCACATTTGTGCAGGTAGCAGAGTTACCTTACATCAGCAAACGTTTTGCCCTAAAAAGATTCTTAGGACTTTCAGAAGAAGAAATGGCTCATAACAGCACACTATGGGCTGAAGAGAATGCAGTAGCACAGAAAAAACAAACAAAAACCACTCAATTGAGAACAGGCGGCGTTAGTCAAGCAGGAGTACAATCTGATTTAGATCAGTTTGAAAATCCAACTCCTGAAGAAGGAGCAGCAGCACCGGGTTCAGCACCAGCAGGACCGGGCAGCACACCACCTGCAGGCGGAACACCAGGCACCACACCAGGCGGTGGAGCCACGATTTAGGTTAAATAGCATTATGTACTTGAAAGAGATGTGGTCATATACTCCGCAAGGATTTGAACAAAACAAAAATTACAATGCAGAAGATGATATTTCAATATTAGATTCTGATGATACTCGTAAAACTCGTTTAAAACTTCGAGATATTAACAAAATGCGTCTAGCTAGCGAAGCACACGATCAAGATCAAAGAGAACAAGCAGAATTTGTTCAAAAGATGTACGGTCAACCACCAGCAGCCGAAGATAACCTATCACTTTAATATAATGTCCAACACAGCGTTCGTACTGGGCAACGGTGAATCACGCAAAGGCATACGAATTGCAGATTTAAAGAAACACGGCACAGTTTTTGCTTGTAATGGTGTGTATAGATCTGAAGAACCAGATTATCTCATAGCAGTAGACCCTAAAATGATTCTAGAGATAGCGGAAACAGAATATCCTAAAACACACGAAGTATGGAGCAATTACAACAGTCAGTATTCAAAAAATGAGAATGCTAAGAATTATGTGAAATGGTTTCAACCCAGCCTAGGATGGAGTTCAGGACCCACAGCTCTAAAAATGGCAGCAGATAAAAAATTTACTAAAATTTATATACTGGGATTTGACTATCGAGGACATCCACGAGATGGCAGCAAGAACAGCTTCTACTTTAATAATGTATTCAAAGACACTCGAAACTATAAAAAGGGCAAAGATGAGGCCACCTACTATGGTAATTGGATGAATCAAACGAAAAGAGTGCTGACAGATTATCCGCACATACAATTTTTCCGTGTAGTACCTAAAAATGCGTTCAAACCGCACGATCTAGAGTTTAACACAAACTTTAAACACCTAGATATTGACGAATTTCTACAGATACATAATATACAGAGACAGAGTTAGTCAAAAACCACCGTTTTTGACCCAAAAGTACCGCTTTATTTCGTCGGTTGCTTAAATAATACACTTTATAAAGTATAAAAACAACTTGCCAACAAGGAGCACGTGCAATGACACAATCAACAAACAAATTTGAGCAATTGCTTGAATTATTAATTAACGAAGAGAATGATAAAGCGCAGGCGCTATTTCATGAAATCGTTGTAGAAAAATCTAGAGACATCTATGAAGGTTTAGCAGAAGCTGAAACTAAAGAAGAGTCTAAAGAAGAAGTTAAAGAAACTGAAAAATCTGAAGCGAAAGCAGAAGAAACAGTAAAAGAAACAGAAAAAACAGATTCAAAAGAAGAATCAGTTGACGAAACTGTTGAAATCGACAGCGCAAATAAAGAAGAAGAATCAATTGAAGAAGTTGGTGGCGATGCTACTGATGATTTAATTGCTGACGTTTCAGCTGACGAAAAAGGCGATGCAGAACACGGTGCAGAAGCAAATGGTGAAGAACCAGCTGCTGATGATGCACAAGCTGACGCTGGAATCGAAAACAAAATCGTTGACTTGGAAGATGCTTTAGAAGAATTAAAAGCAGAATTCGAAAAAATGTTAAACGGCGAAGAAGGTTCTGAAGAAGAAAAATCAGAAGAATCAGTAGCTGTTGCTCAAGACACTCAAGCTGAAGTAGCTGCACCAGTAGCTCAAGAAGCTAAAAAAGATGATATGAAAAAGGAAACTGTGAAAGAGTACAAAATTAAGAAAAACGCTGACACAGCTGACCATTCAGACAAATCTGCAAAATCTCCTGTCGCTAAGAAAAACGACATGGGCGGAACTGCTAACAATATAGCACAAGCTCAAGAAGATAATGCTAAAGTATCTGTTGCTAAAGCAAAAGATATGGGTGTTAAATTTGAAAACGAACCAGGTAAAGACAAAGCAACTTCTTTCAAAAAAGAAGTAAAAGCTAACAATACTGATGGTTCTGACAAATCAGCAAAATCTCCAATCGTTGCTGCTAAGAAGTAAGCAATAGAAAAGAGAACAGGGAGCGAAGATGGGACTATACCTAAGAGAACATTTAACCTACGATCAGGCTAGGATGGAAGTCTTGCACGAAGGCAAGGAAGGCAAGGACCTTTATATGAAAGGTATCTGCATCCAAGGCGGCATTAAAAATGCTAATCAAAGAGTTTACCCGATTAATGAAATACAAAAAGCGGTAAAAACTCTTAATGATCAGATCACATCAGGTTATTCTGTTCTGGGAGAAGTGGACCACCCTGATGATTTAAAAATTAATTTGGACCGTGTTAGTCACATGATTACTGATATGTGGATGGACGGTCCAAATGGATACGGCAAGATGAAAATCCTGCCAACACCAATGGGCCAACTAGTGAAAACTATGTTAGAGTCTGGAGTTAAACTAGGTGTATCAAGCCGAGGTTCTGGAAACGTTTCAGAATACGGTGGAGGACAAGTTAGTGATTTCGAGATTATAACAGTGGACGTAGTGGCACAACCTTCAGCACCGGGTGCTTACCCAACTGCAATTTACGAACATTTGTTGA